CCTAGACACAAAGGGTTTCGATAAGGCCAAAAAAGAATTTTCCCAACTGGAAGGCGTCGGCGCTAAAAGTGCTTACGCCGTAAAAAAAGCGGCCGTACCTGCCGCCGCCGCTATCGGTGGTTTAGCCGTTGCGTTGGGCGACGCCACCAAGGCCGCTATTGAGGACGCCGCTAGCCAAGCCGAACTAGCAAGAACTTTAAGAACGTCTACCGGGGCGACAGATAAAGCGATAGACGCAACCGAAACATGGATAACTAAACAAGGCCAATTATTAGGTTTTACCGACGACGAACTACGCCCCGCATTGGCAGGATTAGCCCGCGCTACGGGATCAGTTGAGAAAGCCCAAAAGGCCGCGGGCCTTGCCATGGACATAAGCGCCGCTAAGGGCGTCTCTCTTGAAACCGTCACTAAGGCCCTAGAACGGGGTTACGGTGGCAACCTAACCGCGTTAGCCAAGTTAGACCCCGCCGTACGCGAAATGGTAAAGGGTGGCGCGTCTCTCGATGAAGTAATGGCCAAACTAAGTACCACGTTTGCGGGATCTGCAACAACGGCCGCCAACACTACGGCGGGACAATTTAAACGTTTAGGCATTGCTATGACCGAAACAAAAGAAAGCATAGGCACCGCGCTACTACCAGTTATTGAAGCGGCGCTACCTTTCCTTCAAAAGTTCGGGGCATGGGCACAAGATAACCCCGGCGCTTTTGTCGCTATTGCGGGCGCTATTGGTGGCGTAGCGTTAGCGATTACGGCCGTAAATATTGCTATGGCCCTGAACCCGTTTTCGGCTATTGCGGCGGGAATTGCTCTACTGGTTGCGGGCGTTGTCGTGGCCTATAACAAGTTTGAGACATTTCGTAACGTTGTACGCAACGTCGTAAACGGCATAGCGTCCTATTTTGAATTTATGACTAACGCATGGATTACCGCTATAAACGTTGTCATTCGTGGCATTAACTTAGTTAAGCCCGGTAAAGATATTAGTTCGCTTTCTAAGGTTTCTTTTGGACCCGTTATCGGTGCCGAAGGTAGCGGGCCGTCGGGCGCGGATAAGTCGCGTTTTGACACGATCCCCGCCATGGCCGCGGGCGGTATCGTAAATAGCGCCACGTTGGCTCTGATAGGCGAGAAAGGCCCCGAAGCCGTAATACCGCTCGATCGCATGGGCACCATGGGAACTACCAACGTAAATATAAACGTAAACGGTGGCGACCCTAACGCGGTGGTACAGGCGTTGCGTACCTATATGCGTCAAAACGGATCGGTACCTATTCGAGTAAGTACCCCATAATGCCGTTTCTGTACAAGGTTAAATATTCAACGGACGGCGTAACGTTTACCGCTTTAACTGATGTTCAAAACATAAACGTTCGTTTGGGCCGTGGTGAACAGTTAGCCGCATACAACGCCAGTACCGCCGAAGTAGAAATAAGATACCCAACGGGTTTCGCCAGTCCTATTGCGGCAATTAAAACGGGGACATACATAAAAATAGAAAGCCCTAATTGGGTGGACACTATTGGCGGAATGTTTTTAGGCCGTATTCGAGACGTAGACGTAAGTTACGGTATTCCGTATTCGGGTGGCGTAGGTAACGGCGACATTCTTACTATTAGTTGTGAGGGTTTTTTTGCGGCCGTGGCCCGTATGAACGCCAACAGTTACGCTATGGCGTCAGGCGCACCACAAGCCCAACTAACGGCGGCCGAAGGTCAAAACGGCGTTACAAGTTCCTATTATCGCCCAACGGGAACTGATCCCGTTATGGCCGCTACAACGCTTACGGGTACTTGGGGCGACTGGTACAACGAACTACTAACCACCATTAACGGCCGTATGTGGGACGCAAACAACATAGACGAAATAGACGTAATAAGCCCGTTCTATCAAAACCCAATTACCCCGGCGGCGGCCGAAACATTCAACGACGCCCCCATAGTTAGTACAGACTTTCGGTATGACCAAATCGACTTTACAAGTTACGCCGACAACTTCTATACCCAAATCGCTTTAACGCCCGAAGGCTTGTCTACGGCGACCGTTACGCAAACGGGCGCTACCGCGCCGTTTCGTACCTACGCAATTAACACGTTAAACAGTAGTAGCGCACAAGCCACCGATTACGGCAACTATCTACTAGGGCTTTACGGTACGGCACAGTTTCGCATAGCGTCTATTTCGTGCCTTATGGAAGGAAGTCAAGCCAACGCCAAGTTAGACGCGTTGGCTAGTCAGTCGCCCCCGTCCTATATGGGTATGCGTATAACCGTTGTGTTTCGTGGTACTAGTTTTTCGGCAATTATTGAGGGCGTCACGGTTTCTGCTACGCCTAATTCGTCCCGTTATACGTTTAGTCTTTCGTCGGCGGAACAGAATAACTATCTTATTTTGGGTAGTTCTATTTTCGGCACGCTCGATAACAACAAGTTAGGATACTAAACATGGCTACACCACCAGATTTCACGACAGGGGCTGTGCTTACAGCAGCGCAAATGAACGCAGTCGGGCTTTGGCACTTAAACACAACTACATTCACGGCACAAACCCAAGTAGATTTTGTAAACGTATTTTCGTCTGACTTCATTTCCTATCGGATTTTGTTTCATGAATACACTTGTACGGCAGCCGGTGAAATGATTTTTAGATTACGAGACGCAGGCGGACCAATAAATACCGCAAACTACGACATGAGCCGACTAGAAAGTTCAGGCACCGCACCCGGCGACACAAAAAACGCTTTTACCTATACGGCTTCACAAAACTGGACTACTTCTTACATTCCCGCTTCAACGACAACTGGCGCAGGTATAAACGCAAGTATGGATATTTACAGACCAAACCAAACCGCATACACACGCTTTACGGCGCAAACCGCAAGATTTGACAACTTGACAGGCACCCTATACAACGTTACTGCCGTCGGTGGTTTTAGACTAACTACCGCAATGACTGGCTTTTCAATGATTCGCGCAGGGGCGGGAACTATTACAGGGATAATTTCAATATATGGCTACCGATAAAAAACAAATAACAATTTACGACCACAAAACAGGCGAAACTATTGTTCGTGATATGACAGCCGAAGAAATAGCAGAACTACCAGAGGCAACTGATGAAACGCCTAGCCCTGATTAGCCTAATCGCCATAACGCTTACCGCATGTTCGGACCGTACGCGTGTCAATTGCGAACGCATAAAAAACAAAGCGCCCGAAACCATAGGGACACAAACACAAATAGGGGGCGGCCGTTGTGCCTAGGGAACGTCTAACCAATGAGGAAATAAAAGCGCGTATAATTCTTTTTGTCGCTATCGGTCTAACACTTTCGTTTGTAATGGCGATCGCGTCGCTAATCTACGGCTTGCTATTTGTCACCCAACCACTAGACCAAGCACCCAACGACGCCGAAGCATGGGCCGTACTATCCCCCATGCTTATGACCCTTGCGGGCGGGTTAATTGGCGTATTAGCCGGCAACGGGTTAAAGAATGGACCCAAGGATCCACCACCGCCGACACCATGAGAAAATACCCGTACTACCCTGCCTACGACGCAGGTAAAGAAACGCCCGGTATCCGTCGCCTAGTCGATCTATGCGCGCGACGTTGGAAAACCAAGAGCCTAGGTACTTATGTTTTGCGTAATATGCGTAACAACGCAAACCCCCCGCAGTTATCCGTACACGCGACAGGCGCGGCCGCAGACATTAAATACAAAGACGAAGCCCAAGCCCGCGAAATGTGGGACTGGTTCCTAGGATCAAGCGAACTAGGGGAACACTCTAAAATTCTTGGTATCTCGGAAATACATTGGTACAACTTCGGCACATGGGGCGCGGGCTACCGTTGTTCACGCGGTGAAGGTAAAAAAGGCGTAAAGATATTTACGGCGACCGATAACGCAGGTTCCCGCCCCGGCTCGCCCAACTGGCTACACATAGAAATAGACCCCGCCATGGCAAGAGACCCTGACAAATTCGAAGCGGCGTGGCGGTCACTTCCCAAGCCCCCCAAGGCTTAAAACGGATTACCCCCACACGGCATCATAGGTTCGCTAGGGTTTTAGGACCCGACGAAAGGCGAAACCATGCCCGAAACTTTTGTATACCTACCCCTAGTTGGCCATGTGCCACAAGATCTAAAAGCGGGGACAAACGTACTTATACAAGTATTTATAGACCCCGAAACTAACCAAGTGATTAGCGCCCATATGGCGACCCGTGACGATACTTGGGATACTTGGGGCGTCCCTACAATATTGAAGGCAATGTGAGGCGTCTAGTGGCCTTTACGGCCGTTCTAGTGGTGCTATGGCCAAGCGTGGCGTTAGCCCAAGAACCAAACCCACATACCCACAAAAAATACGGAGCGTTAATGCCCGACTATTTTTGGGACCGCGTAGCGCAATGTGAGACGGCTTCTAACTGGCAACACTCGACCCGTTCGTACACGGGCGGCCTTGGGCTATACCGCCAAACGGCTTTTAACTGGTCGGGCCGTCGAGATATAGGCAAACTGTCACCCGCCAAACAAGTAGAAATAGCCGAACGTGTGGCGTTTACGGGTTGGATAAACCCCAAAACAGGCGTTAAGAAATGGCCGGTAGGTCCGTTTGGGTGGGGAACGATACGTCATAACTGTATGGGCCTTAAAACTTCCGTATGTAAATCAAAGGTTCCCGCCGTCCGTAAGTTTCGCCACCGCTGCTAATGCGTTTCTATATTGGAACTAATAAAGCGTCTTGGCTATCTCGAACGCCCGAACCCTTATTCGTGTCAGATAGGACACTTAAAACAATAAAAACCCACAAACCAAGTGCCGGCCTATGGTCACTAGATAGCGGCGGTTTCACCGAACTATCAAAATATGGCGCTTGGACAGTAGGCGTCAAAGAATATGCCGAACGCATAAACCGCTACACAAACGAAATAGGCGGCCTTGCTTGGGCTTCACCACAGGATTACATGTGTGAACCGTGGATAATTCAAAAAACAGGTTTAAGCATTGAAATACACCAAACACGAACGGTACGAAACTTTATAGAACTACAAGAATACGGCACCAAAACGCCGATAATTCCCGTCCTACAAGGTTGGCAAATGGACGA